CGCGGGGTTCGCTCCAGTGGTGTCGAAGACGACGTTCTTGCCGGCGGCCAGCATTTTGTTGATCTGGGAGTAGGCCCCGTGCAGCGCATCGGCCGGCGCCTGTCCGCGCTCGCGGACACCGTCTGTCGAGACGACGTTCCCGAGCTTTTTCGCGTAGGTCGATTTGCCCGATCCGGGCGCCCCCATGAGAACGGTCAAACGTGGCATTACTCCTCCTCTGTGCGATCGTGCGTGCGGCCCGCACCCTCGAAAGCCTCTTCCCTGATTCCGTCCTGCCACCCCAGAAGTCGCAGCCATCTTTCAGAGCGGTTGGTACGGGACTCCTCGAGGTCGATCTCCTCCTGCGTCATCCCATCCAACTTCCCTGCGGGATTCCCATCGACTCGTCTTTTTTCATATCGAGGATCGCCACGGGCGCCGCGAACGTCAGGGCCAAAGCATCGGCCCAGTCCGGGCTAGCCACGCCTCGCTTGACCATGTCGGCCTTAGACTCAATCACCAGTTGCTCTGAGCGGTTCAGGTGGTATCCGGGCCCGGTGAGATCTGTCTCGAGGACCGGATCAGACGGGATAGCGCCTTTCGGGAGCCACTCTTTGAGGCGCGACCACATGAACGCCCGCATGTTCGCCTGGTGGCGATCGGGCGCCTGCGCCCCGAAATTGACCTCACGGACGTTGTTGAAACCGAGTGACCGCAACCGCTCAACGTATGGGGCGCCAAATGCAGAATCCACAAACAGCATGGCGACCTTGCGCCGAGGCTCCCTGTCATTGAGGATGTCCGCGAGTTTTGCAACCATAGCCGAGCGGTCGCGAGTCTGCTCACCGGGTACGCGGACGGCCGGTATCGTCCGCGCATCCAGACCTCTCCGGAAAGCAATCACGTTCCATGCGGCTCCGCCCCCGCTCACGTCGAATCCCGCGACCAAAGGATCGTCGGGGAAACTCGACGCTTGGCGGTTCTGAGCTTGCCAGACACGCTCCTGATCGATAAATTGCAGCTCGCCGGCGCGAGGGGCCAGACCGCGGACACGGACACGGACGAAGTCCGAGTCCTCTCCGTAGTCATCGATCCATTCCTTGATCAGGACTTTGTTCGAAATCAGCGAAGTGCGGGAGTCGATGATTTTCTGGCGCCAGCGATCGCGTTCGCTCCCGAATACGATGCGGTGGAACTTTCCGCTATTGCGGGTAGGGTTCCCCCATGCGAAAAACATGGGCTCGCCATCAGTGAGCCCGCCTTCGGCCGCGGCCCAGATCTCATCTGGAACCGCGGATGCCTCATCGAACAGGTACCAACTGGTCGATCTCGAGGCGTGCTGTCCGTGGAAGGCTTCCGAGTTTTCGCGCCGGCAGGTTTGAGCGTTGACGAACCATGACTCTGGCGCCGCTTTGGCGAAGATTCGCTGGGTACCGAGGACGAACCAGTGTGCAGTGATACATAATTTCGTCCAACGGAGGATGGCCGGCCAAGTTTTGCTTTGCAATTGCACGTAGGTGTTCGCGGTGACCGTGCCTTGCGAGTTGGGCCTGGTGGAGATTACCCAGTCCGCAATCCACGCCGAAGCCGTGGACTTGCCTATCCCGTGACCGCTCGAGATGGCCTCGCGGATCGGCAGGACCGCGGTGTGTCCGTCGAAACGCCGCTTGCGGACCTCTTTGCCAATCTCGGTCAACAGGTCGCGTTGCCATGAGTCCGGGCCGTCGTAGTCCTCGAGCGGCCCCTTTTCGCGCCACGGGTAGGCCCAACGCACGAATCCCAGGGGATCGTCGCGGAACAGGGAAACGGACTCGATGAGTTTTTCTTCAGCCGGTACCAGTGTCGTCGTCATCGCGCCTCATGGCGATTAATCGCGCGTTGGCGGCCGTCAGACGTTCCACCAGGTTGATGGACCCCGAGACTTCAGCCGCGATGTGTTCGCGGTACTGCGCCGGCCGGAAGCGCTTCAGCAAGGCAAGCAGGAGAGTGTCTGAGAATTCGTGCTGGTAGAGGATCCGCCGGCCCACCTTGACCGGTGTGCCTTTATACAGGACCGGCCGCTTTATGCCTTCATAGGCACGGCGAATCGCTTCGTTCTCAAGTGCCTGCGCGACCTCGTCCTCCACCGTTTCGAACGCCTCTTTGTACGCCTGGTCGACCTTGAGCCATCGCCAGTGTTCCTGGCGATCGATCTTGGCCGCTTCGGCGGCCCATTTCACGTTGGCAGTGACCCCGAACGCCTGGAGGAATGCCCGCTTTTTGAGGGTCTTTTCAGGCTTTTGCTTCACGATGCTGCGGCAAACGTGCGGGCTTCCCGCACATTCGCATCATGTAATTTCTTGAACGTCCACACACGCGGCGGGTTATCGGCCGATTCGCCGCGGTGAGTGAAATGAAACCCGCTGTGCGGACGCGAATCGCGCAACAACTCGAGCGAACCGCGCTTGGCGCGAAGCTTCCGGATGCGATTGCTGGTGCCCACGGGATCCACTAGGTCCCGCTCTAGCAGACCCGGAACAGTCGCGATCGGGGCGTAGTAGAGAAGCTCGTTGTCAGGCCCGATTACAGGCAAATAGTTGTTTGGCGAAGGCACAACTCAGGTATGGAAGGGTTGGGAGTTTGCTTGTTTTACGTGGGCATCCGAACCCACGGCTGCTAAGTCCGCGATCCCATATGAACGCGGAAACGCGAAAGTTCTTTTTTGTAGCTTATAATCCTCGTCAATGCAGGTCAAGGAATTACGCGCCTTGCTCGAGCCCGAGGACGGAGAACTTGAGGTCATCGTCCGGTGTGCGTGGTTAGGGGAGGCGCCGGCCAGCCCCGAATTCGAGATTGCGGGCGTGGTGCGGGAGCTGCACCCGGACACCGCTCTCGAATTTGTGGCTTTAGAGTGCGATCAGGACGACGTAATGGGCGGGGGCGGTTGGCGCTAGTTGAGTATGGGATTCGGTCTGTGAATCGGCATGACCATCGCGGCCGGGTCGGTTCCGATTCTCCAGAAACGCTGGCTGAGATCGTCAATGTCGAAGAATTCGAACTCGATCATGTGCAGCGGGCCGGTGATGGCTTCCTGGTAGTCCTGCGTGATCTTCCACATCAGGCTCTCGTCTGAGAGATCGCCTTCAAAGACGCGGTCGTAGGTCTTTTGCCTGTTCACGAAGACGCGCACGGCGATTTTGCTCATCTGCTACCCTCAAGCAGAAGCGGCGAGCTTTTGTCAGAAGCCCGCCGCTGTTCAGTCAGTGTGTTTCTTATGAACGGTTCGAAACCAGAATACATCACAAAACAGATTGCCGCTCGACAACTCGGGTTGTCCGAAAGACGTGTCCTCGAGTTGGCACAAAAAGGCAAGATCAAGCGTCACCTGGTGAAGAATCCGGACACCGGACATCGCCAGGTTCTCCTCTCCGCATCGGATGTCGCACGTCTCCGGGGCATCGATATCGCAACCGGCGCCTTAGGGAGCCGCGAAAACGGCGCAGTGATGCGTGCGGCCCGCACACTTGCCGCACTCCCTCCGCACGATGTAAGTACCATCCCGCAAAGACCGTGGTTGACTCTGGCTGAAGCCGAGGACTATTCCGGTCTGCCGCGGTCTTTTCTGGATGAATACATCAGGGCAGGGAAGCTGCCCGCGCTCGATGTGGGCGTGCGCCCAGGCGGAAGATGGCGTGTGTCGCGCCGGGACCTCGACGCGATCAAGGCGCCGGCCGCCAAACGGTGACGCCGCTCATTTTCGATTGTGGCCGTTCACTTCCGTTTTCGTCCTACTGGTTGGCTATCCTGTTGACCATTTCGTAAGAGTCCGTAACGATGGGGGTACTCCTATTAGTCCTATATTCGCGGTGGACGGGATTGGCTGGCGGTGTGGGTTCCGGTAGGTTCTTGCTCCGCTCCAAGCTGATCCCGTCCACTGCGGGGTGAGCGACACCCTCTAACTACGCGGTTTACTTACGGCGTATCGGATTTTGCTCCATTTCTCACAGATCAATCTTGGTACTGGCTTTATTCCGTGTTGCGCGGGAGGTAGACTGTTGTCCGTTCGCCCGCTGTCTGAGACGAGCATACCTACCGACTCGCCGGCGGAACTCTTGGGTTCCGCGGCGTTGTAAAGAAGTTCCCCAAGAAAGGTTGCGGCATGGTATCCTCAGTGCGGCCGATTAGCTACCGGTCACGATTGGATTGGGATCCGGCGACCGTGCTTTCCTCCCAGGAAAGCGACTTTGACGGTCGCCTTCCCTCTCTACCCTCATCAAAGCTGGGGGAGATGCGAACGAACCGAACAGACCAAGTCGATTGTTCACTCCGAAGCGGCGAAGGTTATACGCCATTCAGTGAGCGCCGCTCCCTGGCTGAATGGACGAAATCTTGGGGGCTCCCCATGAGTTGATTTTCCTTTCTGTCAGTTTCGAGTCTGATTGATCCTTCGCAAGGGGCTAGATCAGAAACCCGAGGCGCAAGACAGAGCAGAGGTCCTCTCAGAAGAGCTTGTCCCCGTAAGGCATTCTAGCTCAAAGCAAGCATCTTTGAAGGATCTCTAGGGCTACTGGGTGGTTTTTTAGAGGTTCTTGAAGATGCCAAGCGTACAAAATCCTTCAAAAGCGAGCCAAAATCCCCGGATTCAGTGTCCAGCCTGCGCTAAGGACAAGAAGCACTCTGACAACGAGATTGAGTTCTATCACCCTCAGTGGCACGAGTTCCGACAAGCGACCAAGGGCTTGAGTTTTACTTCTGACTTCAATACGGCCCTTGAAGCTCAAATGCGCGACAGTCTTGCAACGATCGGTGAACGAGTCCTTGCTTGGCTTAAGAGGAAGTCTTGGGGCAACCGCTCTCTTTATTGCGTCTCCGAGTTTGACGGTGATCCGCTCTACCAAGTGGATTGCGCTGCTGAACTGAAGATCGACAAACGAAGCGTCTCCAAGGCATGCGCATACCTGGAGAAACGAGGCTACCTCGAAAGGCGCGGCCGCTCCAAAATGTTGTATCCTTGTATTTCGCCCGCCTTAGACGGCCCCGATTCAGGGGACGGAACAAAAAGCGAAGGAAACCTGAAAAAGTCGCCGGAGTGGGCGACTTTTTTGGAGGAGTGGAAAGTCGCCTGCTCCACCGACTTTCACGAGCTTGAAGTCGCTCGCTCCACCGTCGAACGCATCCGAAAAGTCGTGCGCTCCGAGTACAAAAAGTGGCTTGCTCTCCGGACAAAACGCCCCGCTATAAGAGATAAGGAAGGTAATAAGGTAATAAAGCTAGCTAGCCAGCCTCCCGCCCCCCCCCCGGACCCCCGCCGCGAAGAGATCCGGACCATCATCGAAACGGAACTCCCGGCTCCCGGAAAGGTCCAAACGGCTTCCGATTCCTTATGCGAGAAGGTGGACTCAAAACTTCAGGGGGCGCCGCTCGAAAACTTCCGGCATTACCTCCGAGAGAACCGGAAACGGGCGAAAGGTCTGGGGATCGCTGCTCAGTTTGCCGAGGACGTGGGGAATGATTGGTCTGCTACCGCGAAACTCCGGGCCGAAGAGAGAAAACGGAAAGACCAACGGGAACTTGAGGCGATAGCGGATCTGGCGGAGAGCGACCCGGATCCGGAAGTCCGAGAGCAAATGCGCCGCCGGTTGAGCGAATTGCGCCGGGAGTGATTCCGGCGCTATCGTGTCCCACCATGGGCCGCAGCCTATGGCGTCCACCTCGCAAAACTGAAGGCAAGCGCGAAGACTACGGAGCTACAAGGCGGCGCCTCCTCGAGGAACGTGCCGCCCTGATGCGCGAGTATTATCTAAATCACGGTAAAGGATGCAAGTCCATCGCAAAAGCGATCGCATCGAGGACCAATGCAGCGTGAGCGATCCTGTTCCTATGCTGCAACCGTGGACCTGTCACAAATGCCAGAGCCGCGGGCTCCTCGAGTGCCTCAGTTCCGATGATTGCGAGACATGCGCCGAGGAGATCGCTCTGCTTCACGCCACCGCGGCGCCGCACTGTCACGAAGAACACGGCGCGAAGTGGATCAGGTGTGGGACCTGGCGCGAAGCCGAGCCCACGTTGTGATAGGCTTCTCTCAACTCCTTTAAACAACAATTCCTTGGGTCACAGAAAAGACATGGCCGGATTCCAACCGGGGCCGGCCATGCTATTCTCAAGCCGATTACCACCATCTGGCGAAGACCAGAACCTGGAATCGGTTTTTGCGAGCCTCATCCGCCGGCTCGTCCACCAACCACGGGCCGGCAATCTCTGTGTGGTAATCTTTCCGCAATAGCAAGAGTAGGCGCCGGCGACCTGGACCAACGTTGGCCTCGAGACTCGGGGGAGTCTACAGCCGGCGCCCCAAGGTTCGAACATGAAGCACCGAGACGGTTACGAACCACCCCGCGATCGACACTCCACTCTGGCCGCTTGGCGCTTTCTCGAGTTGACCGTGTTTGGAATAGGCATTGCCGTTGTAGTGATGATCATATGGTCATTCGTGAAATAACCAATCCCGAAGAGAAAGCGGCGAACTTCGCCAACGCGATTCTGGTAGCAGCCGAAAAAGCCCGCGAGTTGGAATCCATCCGCGAGTACATACGGCCGGAGAAAAAATCCCGCAAGCAACACGAGTTGTTGAATGACGGGAGTCGTTAAGCTCCGACAGGCTTTCCTCAAGGCCTACCAGAAAAGCCGCTCCATCGAAGCCGCGGCCAAAGAGGCCGATATCCCTACCGCCCTGCACGAGTCCTGGCTCGCGGATCCGCTCTACAACTCCGCCTGGTCTGCAATCCAGAAGGAACTCGCAGCACCTCCGAAACGCCGCGGCCGGCCCAAAAAAACCAAAACAACCGAAACCGCCCCGAAGCGGCGCGGCCGGCCGCCAAAGGTAGTGGGGCCGGAACGCGAGGATATGCCGGCAGAAGCGGCGCCCACACCCCCGGCACCCGAGCCCGCGGCGACGGAGCCCGCTGGTCCGGCGCCGCCGCCGGCACCAGAACAACTCCCGCCTCGCGGGTACACCCGGATCTATGTCGAGGGCGAATCCTCGATCGAACCATCCCCGGAACCACAGAGACGGCCGCCGGCGCCCCCGGAACCGGAGATGCTCGAGATCACCGTACCGTCAGATCTCGAGCAGAAGCGCATGGTAGATGAATTCGGAGAATTAGATAGGTTGCTAAAACTCCATAGTCCTACGTTGGCACGCTTCGAAACCCTGAAAAAAGCCATCAAATCATGGGTCGATGATGCTCCTGACGATGCGGATGCAGTTATCGAAGGTACGCTTTACAGATTGCATCTCAGCCAAAGAGAAAAGGAACGTCGCATCCGCGATCTACATGAAGTAGTGGAACGAATCGGGCTTGAAAAAGCACTACAGATAGCATCAGTGCCGTTGGCCGCATTGCAAAAGCTGATGGGAAGTGCTGAACTCGAATCTCTACTAATCGAGACACGGAGTGGAAGCCGCCGAATCCGCTGTATACCAAAGTTTCCGGCGGCTCCCCCTAGTTGAACCTCGCCTGACTAAGCCTTGCCATACCCGACCCGACCTCGCCAGACCTCGCCCCACCTAGCCTCTCCTCGCCACGTTATTCCTCCCAAATCAACTCTCGCCAATTTGGTGGAATCACTCCGTCCCGCAAAGCCGCCGCGATCATGCCTCGGTGGCGCATATCGGCCCGCAACACATGACAACGACGGCAGAGCGTTCGAAGACCTTTAAATTCGTTCGTTGACAACTTTCCGCTATGGATGTGGTCGATATGCGCTGAACGCAAGGAGATAGCGACTTTACAGCGCACACAACGGCCACCATCTCGAGTCCAGATCGCGGGCCGGATGTTGGTTTGCCAAACCTCACGCGGCGGTCGTTTCCGGGGCATTTATGAGTTCCTCGAAAGACTGCACCTCAAACCGGCCATAACCGATAGTCCGACCGTCCGCCAGTCCGACCAGCACACCAGCATCGTTCAAGACCGCCTTCATTTGATCGCGGGAGACGACACTCTTGTCCCACAAAAGAGTGCATTCTGCGGTCCAACCCGTAGCTGCTGCGAGACGATATCGAATATTCCGTGCTTTGGTGGCCGGATTACGCACACCCGAAACATGGATGTATACGGGATCAGTCGAATCGATTGTTGGCCCGTCTTTCGGCACGAATCGATCCAAGAGAATGCGTTCCTCTTCAATTTGTAAGGTTGCAGCTACTAGCGGCGAAAGACTGCCTTTACCCCTGCGCGTGTGTTTAGCTGCGTCGCGGAGCATGCCAAAGACATATGTTCCAGAGACGTACAACTGCCCGTCTTTGGTGACCATACAAGTCCGTTTCCATTCTTCAGGATCATTGCCAGCTACGCCCGTTTTCTCGCCTTTTTCGAGGGGCAACGCCTCAGGCCCAAACTTATGTTGCAATAACGGGCGGGTACCCCGAATCTTGATCCTTGCTTTGACAATATTGTTCATTGAGTCTTCTTCTTTGGGCAGCGCGGCAAATGAGTACGCAAATCCCGAGCGCTGAATTTTGCGCGGCAAAACGGGCAAGGAATCAAAGATTTTGGTCTGCCCGGCTGTTGCTTTTGTGTCACAAATTGATTGTGTCACAAATAACCGATAACCCGGAATACTTGATAGGTTAAATCGTGGGCAAAGCCGCCGTAGAGGCCCTGGCCGTCGATGAGCGCACCGGATCGCGGCGGATCAAAGCGGTTGCGAAGTTTGCGCTACGGGCTGCTGGGGATTAAAAGCAATAAAGAGCTTTAAGTCTGGAATGGCGACTTTTTACAAAAAAAGGCGAAGACAGGGCGAAGACAGGGCGAAGACAGGCGCAGACAGGGCGAAAACAGGGCGAAAACTCGTAAAAAAGTCGCCTACTCCGCGGACTTTTCAGGCGACTGTTTGACAGTTTGAACCAAGTCCGCTATACTCTTGAGCCCAAAAAAGCCCCGACCAAGCGGCATCTTCCGGTTTTCGCAACGGGCGCGGAAGAGCGAAATGAAACGCCGAATTACGATTTAAATAGGCCATGCCCGGACGATACTTCTATCACCGGATCACGCGCGAACTGAAGATCGTTTATGCCTACGAGAGCGCCGAGCCCTACGTAAAAAGCGATCAGTGGTGGGAGTGGCACAGATCCGAAATTGACAATCTCCGCGGCCAGGTCACGCAGCTCCAGCGGGCCGTTAACGACATTCTGAAGGCGCGGGGAGTGCCTCCTTCCGACGAACCGGCCGCGGTCGCCACAGCCGGCCAGCAAGCCGCTAACGACGTTGTGCAAACGCGAGCGTTTGAGTCCGTGTCTCAGGCGCCGCCTCCGCCGCCCGAAATGAAGGCAAGGCGGCCGTACACATGGGAACGCCCGGAAACGGAGCCATCGCCGCCGCCGGCCCCGAAGCCGCAGCCTCGCCTGGTGTCGAAGCCGGTGAACGCGACCGTTGGAGCTAACGCTAGCTTTGCGTCCGTTACCCCGCCCGCGGCAATACTGCCGGCGAAGCCCGCATCGCCACCGAAGCCGCCGGAACTAGAGAACGAGTTTTTGAGATTGAAGGCCCGGACCATTGCTCGATCTCCTTACCGGGCCAGTTGTCCCAAGCTGGAGGATTTCAAGACGCTCGAGGAGTATAACGAAGCGCTCCTCACCTGGAGGATCCCAGAGTCGCCACCCGCGCCAGTGCCGCCGCCGGCCCCGAAGCCTGAACCGTCGTCCCTGCCCAAGCTCGAGCTTCCGCCGCTCCCTCCGCCATCAGCGAACCAGATACTCGATCCTATCCCTCCGGAGCCTGACGAGCCGGAACCTACCAAACCGTTCCTCGATGAGGACTACGATCCGTGGGAGCCGGCCGCCCGCGGTGCCGGCCGCAATCTGTTGATGACTGCCGAGTCCAGTCGCCAGCGGAACCTGGCGGATATAGTCGATCAGCGGTTCACACGGTGGTTTCGAGAGAAGTTTCCGGAGGATGAATACGTCCAGGAGATTCCAGGACCGGGAATACCACCTTGGCAAAAATGGGGGCGCAAATAAAAAAGCCCACCGTTTCCGGTGGGCTATACTCGAGGACGGACCGCTCACTTCGTCCAGCCGCCGCTCCCCCGAACCTTTGCACGGGTGGAAGGGAAGCGGCGGCCAAATCAAGCCGCGCGGTTCTTCTGCTGAGACAGGTTGATGAAAACACTCAACAGAATCGACCGGACGTCTTCCGGCTTGACCGCGACAGAAGCAATCCCGTACTTCGAAGCGTGCTGCAATGAAGCCGCGTAAGCGTCCAGCACGTGATTGGTCTGGCTCGTGAGTGTGGCGACCCAAGCGGGCGTTTCCGCGGCCGCCTTGCGTGCCTTCACCAGCTCGATCGACGCCGCGAGCTGCTTCTCGAGTTCTGAAGCTGGCTCCGGAGCCGCGGCCGGCGCCGGCGCGGGAGCCGCGGCAACGGCCGCTGGCTGCGCGTAGAGCCGATCGGGAAGCGTGCTGGTGTGGGGCGGGTAGACCTTTTTGTGGCCCCCGAAAGTGCCGAGCCCGGTACGCGGGGCCGGCGCCGGTGCGTCTGCCTCACGGAACACGTTGTACTCCGTGAGCCGGCCGGCCTTGACCTTGACCACGAAGAAAGCCTCACCAACCGCGACGTTCAACGCCTTAATCTTGGCCGCGGTGAGCGGCGTGTGGTACATGATGCGACCGTCAGTGGTCGAGTACATGTAGCGGTCGTCTCCGCCGGCGAACTGCGAGGCGAAGACCTTGGGCTCGACGTAGCGCAAGGCTACCTCGACCGGTTGATCAAACTCGAACTTGATGATGTCGGACATTTACTTTTTCACCTCCTGGTGGCCGCAGCGATAGCAAGTGCCGCGCGGATCGCGCTTGGCGTGCGGGCATTCAGCCTGCAACTTGCGGTATTGCTCGAGCAGGGACATCCGCTCGCGAGTGCGGGCGTAAAGCCCGTTGCCGATGGATACGATCGTCATTACGCTACCTCCTCATCAAAGGCCAGAAACTGGTGTTTGCAGCGCTCCGAGCAGTAAATCGAATTCCAGCGTGCCTGTTTCTCACAGCCGGCACAGCGGCGGGAGCCGGCAAGCGCTTCGCGGCGTTCGCGCTCGATGACGGCCATGGCTTCGGCCAGGCAGTCGTCGCAGCCCATATAGTCGAACTCGGGCACGTGCTGTAAGCGCTCAACCACGCGGCGGCAGTTCACGCACTCCAGTACCGCGGCCGACTCCGTTTCCGGAAAATCGCGCTCGTCCCAGTCGATGAATTCGTTGACGTCCATGATGTTTTTTTCTCCTCGTTTAAAGCCCGTCGGCTATGTTTTGAGTATGCTTGAGCTGCGTAGATTAAGCAAGAGGGAAGGGGTGAAATGCGTCGATTCATGAGCTACGCAGCTCATGCTATGCTGGGGGCATGACGATAGACGAGCGGTTGGAGTTTTTGCGACAGTCAACGGAATCTCTCCACGCCTCCTGCCAGGAACTACACGCCACCGTAGCGAGACAGGCGGATGAGATGAAGGAATACCGGCTTGCAATGGAGCAGCAAGACGGCAAGATCAGACGGCATTACCGGGCCGTGCTGAAGGCGATGGAAGCCTACTTGGGTGAGATGGGCGGGAATGGAGATGAGAATGGCAAAGCGTAAGAATCCGGCGGCAGTGGCGCTTGCCAAACGCAGAGCCGCGGTCTTGTCTCCTGAACGGCAAGCGGAGATAGGGCGGCAAGGCGGCTTATTGGGCGGCCATGCCCGCGCTAAGAAGCTCAGTGCAGCTCAACGGAAAGAGATCGCCCGTAAGGCGGCCGCGGCACGGTGGGGGAAGAAATGAAGAATGAAACCATAGGTAAGTTGTTCGTCGCGGGCGTCGTTTACACGATCCTAGAATGCGTCTGGCAATGGCTTGGAGTGCGCGGGTTGATCGGAGCGTTTGCTCTGGTCTTCGCATTCGCGGAACGGCAAACGGGTGATTGAATCTGGGACTATGCTACGGTAGTGCCAATATATGACAATCCAGAAAGCCGCACGGCAATTGAGGTCCCACCTGGGACTCAGTCAACAGGCTATGGCGAATAAGCTCGAGATCTCATTCGCGGCGCTCCGCAATTACGAGACTGGAGCCGTCATGACACCGGGCCCGCGGGCTCTGTCCCGGTACATGATTCTCGCCCGTCAAGCACACCTGGTGGGGATTGAACGGGCCTTCTATGAGGCATTCTTTCTCCACTGCGGAGTCGCGCCGAAGATTGTTTACCAGTGAATCTCATGCGCGATCTGACTCGAGAGGAGATCGAGGAGTACTTCCGCTTCGCGATAGACGATGAGCGTGCGGCCGATTTCCACCAAGACCAAGCGGCCTTGGTCGGTGAGGCGCTCCTCGACTGTGGGTACTTCGACGTAGTCACCGGCAAAATGCTGCAAGCCAAAAGGGCCGGCTTGGGCCCAACGGAAGTGATGGTTTCACTTTGGGTGGCGGCGTTCCAGATGGGTCGCGAGTGTGAGAGTAGGTTGCTCACCCTTGCGCTGAAAGGCAAGCCGCGACGCTAAGAGCCTTTTCCAAGACACTTTTTGACGCGCAACCCGAATCGCATCAACCATTTGAGCCACCGAAGCAGCTCAAATGAGCTACATTCCAGGTATCAGTTGTGGTGCCTTTCTCGTTATCCGAAATACCGATTTTATGGACAGTCTCGTGCTTGACATGGAGAGAGTTCGTTTATTGTCTGTAGTTTCCGGGAGTCGGGCGAGTCAGAAATCAACGGTTTACGATACCGTTCCGGCATGCCTTTAATTGTCAGAATTAGGGAAGAGACACGTCGGCGGCGTTATGATCGATGCGGGGGGGCTTGAGGTCTGGCACCGGCGACGGGAGAGGCGCCGGTGAAGTGCGAGAACATTTGAGCCGGGCTGAGTGTTGACCCTCCCCCCCCGCTACATCTGCTACAGGCTATCTAGGAGGAAGGAACTAGGCGGCGGATTCCCTGCTATAGGCTTGTATGGCCTTGAGGACCACCCCTCGGTTGAGGTTCATGTGAGCGGCTATGGCCCGGACGCTCTTACCCCGGAGGTGGAGTTCGGCCACCTTCTGACGGTCAAAGACGACCTTCTTGCGGCCGAGTTGCACTCCCCGGCGTTTCGCGGCGTTCATGCCGGCTTTGACGCGTTCAGCAATCATCGACCGCTCAAATTCTGCCACGGCCGCAAGGACACACATTAGAAGCCTGGATGAAGGGCTCTGCCGATCAGTGTCCACGGCTTGCGTGATACACATAAACCGTATTCCCCATGCGTCCAACTGCTCCAGGTTATCCACGAAGTTGGCTACGCTCCTCCCGAATCGATCGAGTTTCCAACACATTACGATGTCAAACCGATGCTGCTTCGCATCTCGCATCAGTTTCGTAAGTTGCGGCCGGTCCTTCTTCGCGCCGCTCCATCCGGTATCGACGTATTCAGCTACGAGAGTCCAACCACGTCGTTCGACATAGTCGCGCAGCTCATCGAGTTGGCTCTGGCACGTCTGATCGGAAGTTGATACCCTCGCGTAAATTGCCACCGTGGGGATTTTAACTGCGGTAGGCGTCATTTCAGGAACCCTCCGGAGATAGTCTACGGCGGTCGTTCGAATTCAGCCCTATGGGGGCGGAAAGCAAGGCGGTTTCTAGAGGATTCTGGAGCAAAGTGCGGGCGACCATGCGTGCCGCCCGCACCTTTCCCCGCACGTTCCTTTCGGGTATGGTCACCCCCGCTTGGGCTGCGCTGTCGGCGGTTCTACGGGCTTGGTTTTGTCAACGTAAACCCAATGCCCATGTTTACCACCTGAACCGACAACGATGACCGCCACCCATGACTTCTCCGGAATATCCGGAATTGGAGGCCAGATGGAAGGAAAATCCGGCGGCTTCGGTTTATCGGGCGGTTGCGGAACTACGATCGGCAAATCCGGTTCCACGGGCAATTGAGAACCCCAAGGTGGCGGATTCCAGGATGGAGGAGGATCGACAACCGGCGGCAGTGGCTGAATAACTATGGGTGGTTTTGCAACGGGCGGTACCGGGTGGCCGTGGCCGTATCCCGGATCCGGGTCGGAACCTCCTACTTGTTCGCCATAGACGAGTACTTTGGACATGCGTGTGTTCTCCGTGGTTCATGCTGCGTTGTAGTTGGGCGCCGGCGCCGGCGCGGGGTGAGCTTAAGACCTGGTGTGGGGAAATAAAACTGTCTAGCGTTGACGGTTCGCTTGTTTCTTCGGCGGCCGCGGTTCCGCTTCGGGCTCCATCATGCTCCCGAGGCTTTCTGGTCCGGGCTCGCCAAACGCATCACGAAAAGCCTCTGCCGGGGTCGATTCCCCAAACATGGTGGGCTCCATGTTCGCAACGTATCGCTTGAGCGCTTTCGCGATCGCGGTGGGCTTGTTGTCGCGGATGAACTCAGCGAGTTGAACCGCTTCGGCCGAGAATTGCGGGCCTGGGCCAAACATCGACTCCTGCGCGATCGCATCACCGAAATCGCTCATTCCGTGAGCCCGCGCGTATTCCATCAGGTCGATTGCCTGACGTACCGCGGGCCGCAGATCAAAGCCGGCCCTACCGGCCGATTGCAGGATCGGGGCAACGGAACGCTCGAGCTTGGCGCGGACCTCAAGCGGCGTGCGGTTCATCTGGTCGGCCGATTCGAAGACCTGGCCGAGGAGCATCTTGGAGATGCGCTCCTTGGCGGCCGCGGTCACGGCGCCGGTCTTTGAGTCCACGAGCTGCGGCTTTTCCTGCATCCCAAAGACGCCGTCTTCCACGAGCTTGTTCACGATCTGGGCGCCGCGCTTACCGGAGAGAGCGTCATTGAGCGTGGCGTCCGGGCCTTCGGCCTCGATCGCGCCGGCGAGGTATTCGGCCGCGTTTGAGGAAAGCATCCGCGCGTCCGCGGTGGCCCGTTCCGTTGGGGTGAGTTGTGCGGTCCCTACTTTGTTTAACTCCGTGATGGCTCTTTGCGGAACTACCTCGTCCGTCATCTCACGAACCAGAACCGGCCGCTTCATGTTCGCGAGTTCGGCCGGATCAATCCCATACAGCGCCGCACGCTGCTCGAGCATTTTGCGGTAAGCCGCGGCGCCGGCGGGGTTGTTCTGGTATACGCGGTTCAGGATCATGGCGCGGCTATTGCCGCCGAGGACGTTTCCGCTTGGGTCGATGACGGGCGCACCGTTCACCGCATCGGGCGATTCCATGAGCATGTAGGCGGGGTCGAACCGCTGGCTGTTTACGATGATTCGCTCTTGGTTCGAGGGGTTCGAATAGTCGCGGTCGTTGCGGTAGTGGTATTGGGGATTTGGCTGGAAGTTGTGGGGATTGTGGGACGGTTGAACGTCTTCTAGCTCTCTGACGGAGTATCGGGCGTTGTAGGTGTGGGTTTCTCCGGGGATCCGTATAACTGTCTCTGAACCTGGGACAACGTTTGATACTGGGACACGAGGTTGAGGAACCTCTTGAGACGTTCCGGGTACGGCGTTGGCCTGTACGACAGGGGCTTCGGTGGCTGCGGTTGGTCTGGCACTCGGCTCTATTGTACTCTGCGGCGCCGCGGCCGGTGTCTCGCCCTGCCGCAATTGGGTGGCGCGGTCGATGATCTGCTGAACCTCGCCCGGTGCCGGCCGTCTGAGTCCGAGTTGCTGGGATAGTTGCTCGAGGAGTGCGGGCTCGTTTGCGAGGTTGGGGAAATCTTCGGTTGGAATGCTGGCATAGCCGGCGATGGTCTTTGCGAGCGTTTCGATGCGCTCTTCGGGAGCGGTTGCGGCCGCGGCTCCCTGCTCCGCCGGCGTGGTGTAATCCTCTGGCTTGAGCCCCATAGCCTCGCGCACGTTCTGCGCGGCCGCCTGTGCTTCGGGCGACGGTCCCGCGGGCGTCTCCGCGGCCGGCGCCGCGGGCGGTTGTGTTGCGGCCGCCGCCGTTGAAGCTTCCGCCTGCTTGCGCCTTGCGGTTTGCTGCGCGATCCGGTCTGCCACTTCGGCCGGCCGCTCACCGGCCGAGGGCGTCTTCGCCAGGTCCTCCTGTTGCTTGATATTTGCGGTAACTTGAGCGATCTGTTCCGGCGTGGGTGGCTGTCTGCCGGCCTGTTCGGCAACCATGTTCCACCACTTG